GACCTGCGCGGGGCCGACCTGAGCGGGGCCAACCTGAGCAGGGCCGACCTGAGCGGGGCCGACCTGAGCGGGGCCAACCTTGACTATTCCTGCTGGGACCTGTCATGCAAAACCATATCGGTCAAAATCGACCGCCGCATTGCCGCCCAATTGGCCTACCATCTACTGGCCATTTGGCCTGAGGAACGCAAGGGGTCGATGCTGAAACTGGCCAACGAGTTTCACCGTATCCCAGAATGTAAGAAACTGAGACCATCCAGAGCGAAGCAGTAGTACGCACGTCACCCACCCGGATTCCTTCGCTGTAGAGACGCCTGGCTGGTCCAAGAATCGACACGGCCTGGGCCGATAGTGGCTCACAATTAACCGCCCAACGGGCAAAGGGGAAGTCATGAGCGAGCAGAAGTCTAACCAGAATAATGAACAGTTTGACAATGGCTATTCGGTAGAATGGCTTGCGGCGGATCGTCCGCATGGAGACCGGCCCAGCGTGGTCACGCCGGCAGACTGTGGCCTTACGCTTGCCATGGCCAAGAAGCGGGCCAACGGCCTACTGGCTGGCGGCCGGGTGAAAATGGCCGTGATCGTCACGCCCGATGGTCAGCGACTGACGCACTGGGAGGGTCGCTAATGGCCGGCATCACCTGGTGGACCGCCGAGCGTGATGGGGCCCTGCGGCAGTGCGTGGCGCGTGGTCTGCGCGACCACGAGACGGCGCGGGAACTGTCGCGCCGATACCGTCGCAAGGTCACGGCCAAGGCCGTTATGAATCGTCGGCTCGCGTTGGGCCTGCCTGTGGTTCGCGGGCGGCCGAAAGGAAAGGAGAACTCGTGATTACGTTCAACGGGAACACGTTTGCAAGCTGGCAAGAGGCCAGAGAATCGCTCTTGCCGGTCTCAACACCGCCGGCCGACGACAATACGCCGTCCGAACCGACCATTACGCCGCCGGACGCGCCGCCGGCGCCAACACCGGCCGTCCGCAAGGCCCTGGTGGAAACGTATCGACCGCGAACGCTGGCCGATGTCGTCGGGCAACCCAAGGCCGTTGCCCAGTTGTCGGCCCTGGCGGCCGATCCGTACCCGTGCGCCGTTCTTCTGTGCGGCGCCACCGGCACGGGCAAGACCAGCGCGGCTTGGGCGCTGGCCGGTGATCTTGGTTGCGACCTGGACGCAACGCCGCCAGAGTTTGGCGGAATCCACAGCATCGCCAGTGGCGAGCACACGGCCGAGGCGTTGCGCGTGACCTGGCCGACACTGTGGACCATGCCACTGCATGGATCGGGCTGGAAAGTGCTCATTGTGAATGAGGTGGAGCAACTCACCGGAACCGTGGAACGCATTTGGCTGGACAAGTTGGAAGACCTGCCGCCCCGGACGGTGATTGTGTTCACGACAAACAACGTAGAGAGCCTGCCAGAGCGGTTCTGTGACCGTTGCGCGGTCATAGAGTTTGACGCTGACGCCGGGCGGCTCGCCGAGGCTGCCGCCTCTCTGGCGTCCGGCATCTGGACGGCCGAGACCGGGGAATCGATTCCGGCGAACCTGTTGTCTCGTGTGGTATCGCAAGCATCTCGTGGCGGGCGATTGTCGTTCCGCCGTGTGGTGCAAGCTCTTGTGCCGCTGCTGGCGGCGAAAGGACTGTGACCGTGCCAGAGATTACCATGACGGTCGGTGAGCCGGGCCCGTGGGCGCGCCAGCTTGCGGCCATTCGGCAGGAACAGTACCCGGACGAGCCCCGGTGTTGCCCGGCGTGTGGCAACACCGGGCCACGAGTCCGCGACGGCGTGGCGAGAATGGATTGCCCGGCATGTGGATCGGTGATTGACGAGCCGTCAGCCAAGGCCCTGGTCGAGCCGATACTCAAGGAACGAGCCGAGGCCAGGGCCCGCGAAGTGGCGGCCGAGGTCGCCGCGGTCAAACGCGTGTCGGCCAAGAAGCACACTCCGCCAGGGCTGGACGACGTGATCGGCAACGGCCAGGCCGTGCTCCAGATTCGCACCGCGCTGGACGGGTTTGCCTACCTGTTGCGGCAACCCGACGCGCCGGAATGGTTGCCGTTCCCCCACCTGATGCTTTCCGGCCCGGGCGGCACCGGCAAGACCATGCTGGCCGAGATCATTGCCCGCGAGCTGGGCCGGACGTTGCATCTGCAACTTGGCCAGACACTCTCGACGCCGGCCAAGATCGCCGACGTGCTATTGTCGCTTCGGCCTGGTGACGTTCTGTTCATTGACGAAATCCACGGGCTGCCGCCCAAGTGCCAGGAATCGCTCTATCGGGCCATGGAAGACGGCATCCTGTTGCCGGTGACTCGCACTGGGCAACCCGTGGCCGATCCGGTTCCGCTGGCGCCGTTCACCCTGATCGGAGCGACTACCGACGAATGGGGTTTGCTGCCGAGCATGTGCCAACGGTTCAAGTATCGGGTCCGCATGAGCAGACTTACGGCGGACGAGCTGGGCCGGGCAGTCGCCCAGCGGGCTAGCCGCCTCGGACTGAACATCACGCCCGAGGCCGTCAAGATGATCGGAGATCGGTCGCTGGGAACGCCCAGGCTGGCCGTTGGTCTGCTGGACAGCTGCCAGACAACCGCCTACGCCCAGGGCATGACCATCATCACCGAGCAACTAGTCACCATGACCTGTGCCATATGGGGGATCGACTCTCTGGGGCTGGACCGCGTGTCACGGCAGTATCTCCAGATTCTGGAATCGTCCGGCGGCGGGCCAGTGCGGCTCAACGTCCTGGCCAGCAAACTGGACGGGCTATCGAAAACGACGGTCGAGCGCAAGATAGAGCCGGACCTGGTATGGCTGGGCCTGATAGACAAGAGCGCCGACGGTCGCCGCATTACGGCCGCCGGCCGGGCCCATATACGGTCTGAACAGTAAGGCCAGCGGTTACTTGTCCGTTGGCCGTGAAGACAATCTGGCACTGGCGACACCGATACAACTTGAGCCAGACCAACTTCTGGCACGAGCCGCAACGCCGGCGGGCGCTGGTCAACTCCGCCGCCTGCCCACATTTCGGACACGCCACATTCATCATTCCGCCTCTACCAGCAGTTGCACCTGCCCCGTCAAGCCAGAATCCATGAGCCACGCCTGGGCGTAGGTCCAGCCAGACCAGGCCAGGCCGCCCGGAGTGAACGCCGCATAGTCGGCGAAGGTGTGAGCCGCCGGCAACGCGGCCTGCACATCGGACAGGAACTTCAGATACAGGATTGTGTCGCCGGATTTGTTGAGCAGATCGTCCGGGTCGGTCAACTCAAACTCGAAGAACCCCGGCACGTCAGGGACATCGGTGCTTCGGTCTCCGTCGTGCTGGGTCTCGTCGGCCTCGAACAGGCCGAAATCAAAGTCCTCAGAAACACAATCCTCAACACCGGCCCCGACGACGGCCAGGGCCTCGATGCGCACCACGGCTCGCGTCACCGTCAGTCCAGAAAGCACCGACGTATCAAACGTCAGCGGCACGCGCGTGCGGTACGATGAGTAGAACCGCATGTCCACATGGTCTTCGTCGTAATCCATGTATGACCCGGCGGCGTAGCGGCCCAGGGTGAGTTCGCCCAGGGTGTCCGTCTCGACCATCACGCCGACCGTGTTCGATTCCAACGACCGCCATGTGGTTTCGCGGTCGCCCACGGCCACCTGCGTAGCCGACTCGGTTCGACGGTCGCCCTTGAGGGCATCGCCGATGTAGGCGTCAATCTGGTAGTCAGGCGCACAACACTCGATGCAATTGCCGTTGGCGTCGAACACCGCGGCCTTGCCGGAAGCCAGCAGACCGCGCTTGCCGTTTTCCGTTATGACGTTCTTCCCGGCGGTCGGCATTACGAGCCCCCACACGCTTCCTGGTCGGCCACCTCGTTTAACCAGGTCACGACCAGTGCGTCGCTGTCGTTCCAATAGGCCAGGCCCGCCGTGGCCTTAACCATCTGTCCGACGCTCGGCCTGCGCCACAGGTGGGGCGATCCGGTCGGGTCCACGTCCTCGGCCAGCGTCTCGCCGGTGATTGCGTCGGCCACGTCGTAGAGCCACGAGGCCGCCGTGCTGGCCGTGCCCTGGCTGCCGGCCGGGTCGGCCGACGTGACGGTGATCGGAAATGCCGTGGCCGTGGACCGCTGCCCCAGGCGAACCACCGCCCACTGCTCTCCCGTGCCGCCCTCGCGCCACAGAATGGTGGCTGATCCGTGGTGAACCGCACGCAGGTACCCGGATTGGGCGTCTACTATCTCGGCGCAGTTCCGTACCGTGTTCTCGTCGGCCACGTTGACGCGCACTTGGCAAACCCCGGACAACACCGCTGGCCCGGCCCCGTTGACTTCAAGCGATTCCAGCAGCACGGCAAACTTGCCCCGGTGCACGTCAATGTCCGGGGCCACGGCCTCGAAGGGCAACGGATACTCCATGAACTGGTCGGGGTCTGCGTCGGTGTCCGGCGTGTTGAGCGGGTCGCCCAGCCCCACGACATCAAAGCGGTCCAACGCGGCCCCGGTCTTGTTCACCACCATGACGATACCGGACTGGTCCGTTTCGCTGAACGACGGAACCTGCGTCCTGGCCCCGCTGCGACACTTCTCCACGGCGTCCATAATGCCGTTCCACAGAGAAGCCGCCGGCATAATCAGCCGCTCGCCGCTGGTGACCCGCCTGGTGGAATCTCCCCACTGTCCAGTGCTTCCGCCCATCGGCTATGGCTCCAAGAGAGAGAAGTCCCCGCTGTGGTACACCCGCTCGACGTACAAGAACAACGGACGATAGACCAACTTCTTCTTGGTCACCGCGGGCGGCCCGGCCGAAATCTCAAACTCGATTTCTTCCTTGGCCTGGTAAGCCCACAGGTACTCCCATGCCATCACGGAAACGGCTCGTGGATTGACCAGATTATTGGCCCCAAATCCGCTGTCTGGAGACCAGTCGGCACAGGCATCGTCAACGTGCGGCCTCATGGCGAAGTCGTGGGTAATCTCCCAGTCGCCGGTCCCGCGCTTGCCGCCACTTGCCCCGAGGTACAACACCGTTCCGGCCTCATACGTCTGAAACGCGGCCTGGTTGGTGTGCCACACCAACTTGGACAGATTGGTGATGTACTGCGTGGTGACCTTGGCGTTGGGAATGTAGTGGGTCATGCTGAACAGAAGGGCCCCGGACGTGTCGCCCAGTTCGCAGCCTTCAACGCCTTTGTCGCTGACTCCTATCAGTCCATGCATGTCCGGCGCTGGGGTGTCGTTTCTGCCGTATGATCCAGTTGTGGCCAGGGACAAGGTTGTTCTTCGGCGTTCGTTGCCGATCTTGAACCGATAGGTCGGCGGGCTGTCGGTGTCCGGCGGCTCGGCCAGCGTGCCCCCGGGAGGCCCGTAGTTGGCCACGCAGTTCCACTCGCCCGGACTGTCCACAGAAACGAGGTTCGGCAACTGCATCGTGTAGTGGCCAAACGGCCCGTCCGGGTAATCCTTTGCGATCTGTGCTTCCATGGCGGCCTGCGCTTGTGCCGCCGTGGTACACTCGTGCGCTCGGTAGCGCAACAACCCAGTCTGCCCGATTTTTTCCGGCCCGTGTGTCTGTTCAGCCCAGGGAGCCATGGAAATCTCCTAGTTGGAAGCAAAGACCGGGGTGATCTTGCGAACCTCGGCCAACAACTCAGCCAACGACCGAACGCCGTCGGCGATGTCCGTCTTGAGGTCCTCAATCCCGCCGACCTGCAAACTCCTGCTGGCCCCAGCGCCGGGGCCGAACAAGCCAGCCGAAACACTGCCTTCCATCTCCTTGTCGAGTTGGCGTCGCAGCTTGATCTCTTCCACCAGCTCGACCAGCCTGGCTCGTCTCGGCTCAAACTCCAGTTCGGCCGCCTGCTGTTTCTGTAGCTCGGGAATGGCCGACTTGGCCCTCTCCAGGTTGCGTCTGGCCGTTTGCCGCTTCGCCGCCAGGGCCAGATAGTCAGTCATTTCAGTAGAGCCGCCCACAATCGCGTCGTAGATCGACTCTCCGATGCCGGGCCCTTTGAGCGTCATGGTGTTGATCTGTTTCTGTATGTTGGCCAGACTCTTCTCGGCAATCGCCACGGCCAACTGCGCCTGTGCCATCTGCTCGCGATGCTTCTGTTCCAGCTGAACAGAGCGAATGTCGTTTCCAAACATTCGGTTGGCCCGCTCCCTGGCCACGTCCGACTCCATTCCTCCGGACGCGATCCGATTCAACTCAAACAGATAGGAACGTCGCTGTTCTTCGGTCTTCTTGACGGCCTGTTCGGCCTCGTTGGCCTCGATGAGCTTGTACATCTCCATGTAGAAGTTCTTCTGCATTTCAATCATCTTCTTGGTTCGCGCAGCCCTGGTGTTCTGGTCGCCGCCCTTGAACCAACCCTCAATCATGGTCGCTGTATCGTTCAGCAACCCCTTGCCGAGGCTCTGCTCGTGCAGAGAGTCGGCCGCCTTCTCCATGTCCTTCTGAATGGACGACAGTTCGCTACGCAGGGTCTCGCCGAATCCGGTAGTGGTGACAAGGTTGCGAGCCATCTCCGTCCAGCGGGTGCTCACGTTCACCAGCGCCGACGAAAAGTCCATCATGGCCTTGCGTGCTTCTTGTGCGTTTTCCCGCACCACCCGGAAGTAGGCTCCAACCGCCACGGCACCGGCGTTCAGCGAAGCGAACAGGGGAGAACCAAGCATGAAACCAGAGGCGGCCAGGCTGGCCTCTCTGGCGCCGCTCTTGTCGCCCGTGATGTCCGCCATGACGTTCCCGACCGTAAACATGGCCGTGAACCTGTCGCTCATGCTGCCGAACGCCGGGACCTTGTAGGCCCCCGGATTCCACCGCCCGTGGACATCAAGTCCACCGCGAGCACCGCCCGCCGCACCGCCGGCCGCCATCACCTGTTGTTCGTACTTCATCCGGGCCAACCAGTACCGGGCGGACTCGTCCTGAAACCTCTTCTCAATAGCCAACTTCTCTTTGGCGGCGGCGTTGGCCAGTTTCAATTCTTCCCTGGTTCGCACCTCCACGGCTTTGATCTTCTTCATCTCGGCGTCCACATACATCTTCTGGTCCATCGACAAGGCCATGGCGTGCATCTTGCCGCTGGCCTGTGCCGCCTTCTGCTGCTGGGCGGCCTGCTGGTCGAGGGAAAGCCGCGTGGCGGCCAACTCGTTCTTGACCTGGTTGGCCCGTTCGATGGCCCACATGGACGCCACGCGGCCCAGGTGCGCAACCTCCTGTCCGATGCGAGTCTGAAGGTCTCCGCCGGGTAGACCGGCGGCCTGTCGCTGCTGGAGTTCCTTGTTGAGTTGCTCGATGGTCCGCTTGGAACGATCCGCCGCGCGCTGCAAATCATCAAGGCGGTTCACGCCCTCTCGCGTGTCGGCCCGAACCCGAATAGTCGCGTCCATCTTGGCCATGGTCTATGACTCCAGAATGTGCTGCAAAATGGCCTGGGCGGCCTTCTCGGCCTGGGCCTCGCCGGTGGACTCCATGGCCCCGAGGGCAAAGTGAACCGGCGCAGTGCGGCGTCCGGTGTCGTACAGTTGCCCATCCGGTCCGCGCTTCACAATGCGGTGCCCGTGCTCGACAAACCCACCGTAGAAAACAGACTTTCGGCCGCGCCCCGGCGTGATGTTGCTGGCCCACCGCTTCTGCTGTGCCCTGCCCCCGCTCCAGGCCAACTTCAAGGCGCGGCGGGTAGCCGTGGGGGCACTGAACACGCTCATGGTTCCCGGGCGATCACCGCCGCCGGAACGGGCCTTCAGGCTGCCCATCAAGGCCCCGCTCTTGCTGTGCGGACCAAGTATGGACCGCTCGGCCGACACCACTGGCTCGAAGTGCTCTTTGAGGATGGGCAACAACTCCGCACGCGAAGCACGACGCCCCATTTCTACCAGGTAGTCGCGCAGCGTTTGTAGTTCGTCCACCTCAAAGAACATGGTCATGGTTGGCATTGCGTCACCGCCTCTGCCGCCGCAAACCTTCGATCTTCTCCTGGTCTCGGATCATGCCCTTGACCCACGTCGGCGGCTCGATCTTGCACTTGGCAATCGCCATGCGGTTCTGCACATCCCAGGGCTCCATAAGGAATCTGGCCTGCCAGTGCTTGAAGATGTGCGCCGGCCAGGCCAGAATCTCCTCATAGTCCCAGATGCCAAACGCCAGCCCGAACGTCATGGCGTCCCACAGATCGGGCTGGAGAATCAGTTTCCCACCGCGTCCTTGATGGTGAAGCCGTTCAGTTTCAGGGCCTCACGGTACAGGTCCAGCTTGAGAGATTCCGGCCACGAATCGTCTTCCAGTTCCTGCGTGGTGTGGCTGGGCACCATCGTCGCGGCCAGCCATTCGTTGCAGGCGTCAACATCGGCCCTCGGTACATACTGGCCGTCGCGGACTACCGGCACGCCGGCCGCGTCGCACTCGTACAACCGGCGATTCAGGGCGTTGTGTTCGCCTCTGGACAACTCCCGAATAGTCACCTTGACGCCGCCGCCCAGGTCCACGTCCTTGGTCTTGAACTTCTTTGCCGCGGCGGCCCTGATTTCCTCTTTGCTGCTCATGTCTTTCCTCCATTGGTTGTTGTCCGCCGCAGGCCCAGGCTGGGTGGAGGGAGACCAGCCGGGCCGCGGCGGACCAGGCGCAGTTCATCACGACGGCGTTACCGCTTCGATGGTCACCGACACATCGTCCGCTCCGGTTCCGGTAACGTCAAGAATCTTGTGCGTGGCACCAACCGTATCGCTGGCGGCCGTGCCTTCAATGGTGATGCTCTGCCCGGCCAGCAGCGTGATGGTGAAGTTGTTGCCGATGTCGTAGCCGTTGCTGGCACCTTCGGCCACCGTGATGACCGCTCCGTTGTCGGCCGCGGCCGTCAAGACCAGGCGGGTGATCCGCTTGCCGGTCAGGTTCACGTCACCGCCTTCGCCACAGGCCGTCAGGTCAATGGTGGCCGTGCCGTTCGAGGTCGTGACAGTGTAAGTAGGAACCAACGTTACCGACTCTCCGTCCGTGAACGCCCATCCGGCCGCACAGCGCAGGGTCACGGAGGCGGTGATGCGCTTGGCGTCGTCCACGCTGTCCATGCCGAGCTTCTTCATGAACCCGCGACCGACGAACGTCATGCCGTCAGGAGCGACGGCGATAATCTTTGAGGCGTTGGTGCCACAGATGGCGTCCATGGCGGCCTGGTGCTCGGCCTCGTAGGTGAGCCGCAAGTCCCAGGTGCCGGACAAGGCGCTGCACGCCAGCACCTGCTCCTTGTAGGCCCGCGAACCGCTGATGGGCGTGTAGACATCTTCCTTGTAGTCCCTGGCCGGCGGAGTCAGGCCGTCAATGCCGTGAATCGGAACCGTAGTTCCAACTCCGTCCTCGGTGATAACCGTAAGGGTCCAGCCATTGCTCTGGGTTCCGTCAAAATTGTCAATCAGCGGCATGATTCTGCTCCTTTCGGGGTTGTGGTTATCCGTTGCGGCGCAACGACGCCGGCCTGTACGTCACGATCAGGTCACTGTAGAAGACGTTTTCCGATTCCAACTTGCCCAGGTCGTACAGACCTTCGGGTCCATGCTTGACGCTTTGCACCACAGCCCCGGCAAACGGGTGTACCGCATTGTCCGAACTTACTGCGTGTCCGCACAGATACTCAACGATCTCATCACGAAGACACAACAGCAACGGCACCTGCGTCTCGGCGGCCGCGCCGACGTGCTGCTGGAGCAGAACGTGGACGCCATACAGGTCTTTGTACTGACCACCCTGCCCGTCACGCTCCATCTGTTCGTGGCCCGGGATGATCTGGACGCTCACGTCCTCGCCAACGCCTGGAATCGACTCCACCAACATGCGCCGGGTAAACGTGCGTTCGGCCGACACCCCGAGGCTGAAGGTCGCGGCGTTCAGCGCGGTCACCAACTCGACCGCCAGCGCGTCGGCCTGCCCGAAGGTTGTTTGCTTGTCGCCCATATCGCGCCGCCCCAGACTTAGACGTTCTCCAACACTTCCACCGACCCAAACACGCCCTTGGGCAGAGTTCCAGTGCCGGCCGTGGCGTCGATCTTGATTTCCAGCACGTCGCCGGCAGCTACGGCCGAGGTGTTGATCGTGCCCGGCTGGACGACATAGGCCGTGCTGGACGCACTCAACTGCACAGCAGCGGAGAGAACGCTAACCCCGTTCTTCAGCAGGTCAACGTCAACCACTGAGTCGCCAATAGGAGCCACGGCACACCCCACACTGAACGACTTGATGGTGCCGGAAGCGCCGTGGACTACATGGACGACGCGGGCCTCGTCGGAACTGGCAGAACCAGATGCCTGGGCGTAAACCTTCTTGTGACGCGATTCCCGCAGCATGTTGTCGTCAACCGTGTCGGCTGGCAAATCGACAGCACCAGAGAAGGACGCGCCCCCGGTAAAGACCGCTTTCTCGTCAACTCGCATCGTCATGCTTGCTCTCCTGCGGCCAATGACCGCCTAGAACGGCCCTTTGGTGTGAATCTTCAGCACCGAACCAGTCGGCCCCATTCGTTCGTAGACATTGTTCGGCTTGGGCGCAGCTACCTCGTACACGCGACCTTCTGAATCGGTGATGGTGTCTCCTGCCTGCGGGGTCACCAGTGAGCCCTCTTCGTCAACCAGACTGTCGGCAGACACGATGTAGTCGCGGCTCTCGTAGACCGTCACCACAACGCCATCAGATACCTCAAACGGCGTGCGACTGATGGTGGCCGAAATACCGGAAACAGAAACTCCCGGGTCTCCGTCGCGCTCATACGTTATGGACTCGCCGGCGTGCGACGCGAAGGTCGCGGCCAGTTTGGTCACCGCCTCGGTCATCCGGTTGGCCAGTCGGCTCATGTCAACACGTCCCTCTGTGCGTCTTCGGACGGGCGGTTACTGGCCCGGTCCTTTCGGTTGTGCCACCAGTCAATGCCGGCCGCCACGACGGCCAGCAGAACCGTCACGGTCCACTGCACGACCTGGCCCTGCGTGTCCTCGGCCGGGGCTTCGACCGCCAGCTTGGCCGCAATCGCCGTGGCGCCCCAGGACACCAGGCGAGTAAGCCACTTCACCAGCAACGGCCTGGCGAACTTGTCCAGCAGCGCCTTGATGCTCTCCATGGTCAGGCCTCCAATGAGTTTCAGGACCGTCAGGGCGCTAAAGGCCCACCGCGGCCAAGGCGATGCCCACCAGCACCTTCAAGACCGCCTGCGCGGCGTCACGCTGCCACTGGATGCGCTCCGCATTGGCATCGTTGGCCGTCTTCCAGGCTGCCGACAGGTCGCCCCACTGGGTCACCAGGTCGGCGTTGGGCAACTTGGCCAGCACCGCCCGGTAAGCCGCCTCGGCGTCGCCCTTGGCGGCCAGCATGATCCACGCCCACAACTCATGCGCGGTCATCTTCAGGAACGCCGGGCCGAACTGGTCCACGATGGGTTGCCATTCGGCCGGCACCTGCGACTTAAGTTCGTCGAGCGTCACGGGGCACCCGCCTTTCCGTCGCGGGCATCCTTGAACCGCTGCCACACGGCCGCCTGGACGGTGAGGCTGGCCTTCATGTCAGCCTCGGTCAGGCTGCCGGCCTCGGCCCGCGCGGCGGTTTCCTTCGACAGGGCGACCGTCTTGTCCAGCAGCTGCGAATACTCGGCGTTCATCCACACTCCCGAGCACCCGGCACAGACCACCAGCAACACCAGCAGAACCGCGAACCGTTTCATGGCTTGACCTCCTATTTCATGATCCGTCCGAGATACCAGCCGATCAGACCGCCGACGCCAGACAACCCCAGGGCGAAGCCGTAGAGCCGCGCCCGGAAACCCACCATCGGGCAGGTCTTCACGTGCTCTTCCACGACCAGCTTGGCCCCCTCGCGCCCCGCCTCGCGGGCAATCTGCCGCACGTAGTCCGGCAGCGGCACTTCTACGGTCTGCTGGGCGGCCTGTCCCGTCATGATCTCGCGTCTCCGCTATACTCGCAGAATGCCGCCCTGCGGCATCCGGCTGGCCCGGACCGCGGCGTTGAGCAGAGGATGCATCACCTCCGCGAACGGCGTCATCAGGTCTACGCGGTCCGTCTGACCCATGATCGCGGTGGTGTCCACGACCAGCTTGCCGTAGACTTCGATCTTCGTCTGAGTCGAGATACCCCCCGAGCAATCGCTCGGGTAGTCGGTGCCAAAGAACCGGATCACGCCGTTGGAGTCCAGCCCGGTCGGAAACGAACAGCCCTTGTCCACGGTGAGCAGCGGCGTCTCAAAGATCGCCAGATTCGTCACGCTCGACCGCTCGATGCGAATCTGGCCTGTTGCCGCCACCGCCACGCCAGCAGCAGGCACGTCCAGAATCTCGTCCAGGAACGCATCGCCGCCCACGGTCAGGGTGCCGGCAATCGTAGCTGCCAGATAACCGATCAGCGTCAAGTCGCCGGTCACAGTCCCCGGCCCCTGATCCATCGGAGCAAGGGCAGTCGAGCAGTCGATGTATGCCGAGCCGACCGTGCCTCCAGCGAACTGAGCACCGTACTCGAACGTCGCCGCTCCGGTCACCGTGCCGCCCGTCATTATGCCCCACGTGGCCCCGTCGCCGGAAAACGCCGCCGTACCCGTGACTGTGCCGCCCGACATGATGCCGTTGGCGATGCCGACCGATTCAGCCGTCATGCCCGCGACCATCACGGGCGTCTCGCCCTGCACCAGGTAGTTCGTGGGGTAGGACTCGACGTGCTTGAACGTGCCAGACCAGCCCGCCAGGACTGGCGGATCGACCGGTGGCGTCGATCCGTTATACGTTGTGTCGAAGTGCAGGTAGTCGTCATACGTCTCAGGAGCCTGCCCCGGCTCGACGGTCCAGGTGGTGTCGGTCGCTCGGTCGTACCAGTTGGCCGGGTAGTTCGGATCGCCCTCGTGGCCGACGACGCCGCCCTTCCAATAGAAATCGCGCCGAGTGCCCATCACTCACCATCCTTTCGGACGGCCTCTCGGCGGCTCTGGCACCAGGCCTCCCAGTCCGCGCGGCCCGCGCCGTCGCGAGTGTAAAAGCACTCGGGCAGATCCACGCCGTGCCTGGCCCGGAACGCCGCGCGTTGCTTCTCGCGTCCCGCGTCTCGCGCCTTCACGGCCGCATCGACGGCCAGCGTCTGGCGGGCCGCGTCCACGGCGGCGCGGTCTGGCGCCGTCGCCTTGGCGAGGTCAACTTGAATTGGCGTTGCTCCGACACGAGTCATGGTCACGCCTCTCCGATGGCTACCCAGTCCACACCGTCGCCGGCGGTGCTGGTAAAGATGTACGCCAGGTTGACGTCGGTGAACGGCAGCACGACGCCCGGGTCGGTCGGCGCGAGCTTGGCCCCGTTGGCGGCCGTGACGTTGGTGTCGTCGATGCTGACCAGGCTGGTGTTGGCCGGACTGCCGTCCGCGTTGCGAACGGGCTGGAACAGGATGCGGCGGCAGGCGACGCTGCCGGCCTGAAGTTGCAGCTTCCCCGTCCCGGTCTTTCGTCCGCGGGCGACGATCTTCTCGCCGGTGATGGCCGCCGCGGCGGCGGCCGCTTCGCCGGTCTGAGCCAACGCCCCCAGCGACCCGTGGTCGTCCGTAGTTACGCTGGCTGCCGTCAAAGGGAGTTCCTTGGACATTGCAGAAACCTCCACGCGCCGCCCGATGAGGTCGTCACCGGACGGCGCGTCAGGTGGTTAGTGGTTACTCGCTGACCCAGATGCCCCGGCGCTGCATGATGCGCCAGCCGTCGGCGCTGTAGTACACCAGGCGGATGTAGTCGCCGGCCCGGCTGGTCGCGGCAGCCAGGATGTAGTCCTTGTCGTCCGTGCCGGCCAGGTCCGCGCCCATGATCTTGTCGCTGGCGTTCGGGCTCACGGCCACCCGCTGGCCGGTGGTGGCACAGCGGACGATGAACTCGGTCGCAGGCGCCACAGCCGGCAGCGTGACCACGTTGGTCTCATGGCCGACCGTCACGTTCATGACCTTGCCGATGTCGTTGGCGTCGAGCGTCTTGGAGCCGCCGGCCAGGGTCACGTCTTCCCAGGCCAGGTCGCGCATGAAGTCGGGCACGCTGGTGGTGTCGAACTTGACGCGCACCGTCGAATCGTTGGTGCCGGCCGCCACCAGGCAGATGCCCAGGTAGACGACGCCGGAGTTCGGTAGCGTGGTCTCGGCCCTGACAGCCAGTTCGGTGGCCCGGTCGAAGAATACCGGGTCGTTGACGGCGAAGACCGGGCCGCTCGTGCCGTCCTTGAGCACGTCGAAGACGCCGCCCACGGCCAGGGTACCGAGCTTGTTGGCCGCAATGTCCGCCGTGGCCACGCCGATCAGGTCGCCGAGCACCACGATGTCGCCGCAATCGACCGCCGCGGTTGGCGTGTAGTCGATGCTGTTGCCTTCCTGCACATACGTCGCAATCGTCGTCATCTTCTCTTCTCCCGGCGGCCGCGGCCGCCTGTCAGTGGTTCAAGGAATCGGTCCGGCGGAACCCACTGGCCCCGCCGGACCATTCACGGTTGTCAGGCGTCGCATCTCACGGCACCGCGGTAATCGACCTGGGCCACGCCAAAGTCGAAGTAGCACCGCATCTGCATTCCGAGCGTGTTGAACGAGGCGTCGGCCGTCTCGATGGTCGGAGCGCGGCGGCCGCTCAGGTAGGCCACCTGGAAGGCCGGCAGCAGGTTCGGGTCGGCCACCATGTACCAGGTGGTCGCCGAGTAACCGCTCATGGTGGACAGGCTCAGGAACGGGCTGCTGACGACCTGGAAGCGACCGCGGAACGGGTTGTCGACCGGTTTGGCCTTGTTGGCGGTGGTGGTTTCGTTGACCATGGCCGAGGTGAAGATCACATCGCCCAGGGCCTTCAGTTCCGGCGGAACCAGCAGGTACTTCGGCCGGGCGTAGATCGGCTTGTTGTTGGCGTCGAGCATCTTGAGCATGGCGGCTTCGGCGGCAGCCAGGCCGTCCAGCGTCAGGGGGTTGCTGGTGATGTAGTTGCCGTAGGTTGGGGTGTAGAACGACGGGCTGGCTTCCATCACCTTGCCGTACAGGGCCTCTTCGACCGCGATGGCCGCGCTCTTGCCCAGCGTGCCGTAGAGGTCGTTGAGGGCGTTCATGTCGTCGTTGATGATCTGCTGGCGGGTCAGGGTCAGCATCAAGCCGGACGTTTCGAGCTTGTTGGTGTAGCTGGTCTCGGCCAGTTTGCCGCTCTTGATCTCGCCGTCCTGGCCGACCTGGGCAAACGCGCCGGTCTGATCGAGCCGGTACATGGTGTAGGTCAGGAAGTTCGAGAAGTCGCTCTGCTTGGCGATCAGCGGGTAGGTCGCCTCGACGCTGGTGAAGGCGCTCAGGAGCAGCTTGTTGCCCACCGTGCCGAGGATGCCGCCCAGGTCCACGGTCGAGAAACCGCCCTTGACGGCGTGGTTCACGGCCGCGCGGAACAGCTCATCACCGTTGTGCGGAGCGGCCACGCCGTCGGCGGCCAGCGCCGTGGCGATCAGGCCGTGAATCGTCAGGTGCCGACGCTTCCAGGCCGCGTCAACCACGCGCTCGCCCAGGTCGCGGTCCTTGGCCAGCGCTTCGCCGGACACGCCCAGGTTGAGCAGCATGGCGGCCGTCAGGACCGCCGGGTCGGCGCCGTCGGAGCTGGACTTGACGTGCACGGCCGGGCCGCGACGGCTATCGCGGAGTTCGGCCAGCACCAGGTCCTTCATCTTGGCCTCAGCCTCGGCCGCGGTCAGGCTCTCGTCTTCCTTGCAGCTCTTGGCCAGGGCCTCCAGCTTGTCCACGCTGGCCGCGCCCAGGTCGTAGCGGGCGGCCAGGTTGCCGGCCGTGGCGTCGATGGTGTCGCGGCGAATCATAGCAGCCTTGATCTTGCCCAAGCTGCTGGGCTCTTCGTCCTGCTTGACGGGCTGGGCCTTGAACTTGGCTTCCAGTTCCGTCTTCTTCTCGGCCGTCAGAGAGGCGGCGTCGTACCCGTGCGCCTGCAACCATTGCTCAAAGTTCATCGCGTGTTCCTTTCAGTGTCGTGCCTGAAACCTGGCGAACAAGGCCTCGGCCTGCTCCGCCGTAACCGATCCGGCAGCCCACCCATGGGCCGCCAACCATGCCGCAAAATCCTCATCCTCCAGGTACTTCCCGGCGGACGCCGCCACGCGCGCCGTGGCCGTCTCGTCCGCCCCCACGCCGACGAAGCTGACTTCCCCCAGTCGCCCGGCGCGCACTACCGACAACGGGCCGACGAACTCGCGGCCGTTGACCGTGACCTTGCCGCCCGCCTCGACCTTCTCCACCCGCTCCACCGACGCCCCGATGCTGGCGGCCCACTGGAATCCGCCGCGGGCATGTGCCACCACCTTGCCGGCCGGTTCGCCCTTGTCCTCGTAGTCGCCCGTGACCGACCCGGACACCTTGACGCCAGTTGCCGAAATGGTCGCCTTGCCCTGGCCGACGATCTGTGTGGCGTCGTGGTCGAGCAGAATGGTGGTCCTCGCCCCGGCACGGAGGCCGGCCAGGTCGATCACCACCGGGCTGTACCAACCGGACAGGCGAAGTACTCCGCCCTGGTAGGCGTCGATCTCGAACGTCGGGCGCTGTGGTTGGCCGTCCTTGGCGGCAGTCAGGTCCAGCGTCGCCGCACCGGAAAGCGTGAGGTTGTCAGGCGTCTTGGTCTTGTCCATCGCGTTGCTCCTCGCTCTGGTTCTGCTCGGGGTCCGGTTCGGCGGCCGGGGCAACTTCGCCGGGCACCGGCAGACCGAGTTCTTTCATCAGGGCTACTTCCTTGGCCCGCTGCCGCAGCTCGGTCTCCCAGTCGCGTCCCTGGCGGGCGTACTCGACGGCTAGCGTGGTGGTATGGTTCCGAAGGCGCGTGGCCTGGGCGTTGGCTTCCTTCTCGGGGTCCACATGCTCGCGGCCTTCCCAGAACCATTGGTGCCGCAGTTCCAGCAGGCCGGTCATCCGGTAGACCAGCTCGGCCTCGCGCAACCAGGCTTTGAGGATGCGGTCGAGGATGGTGTTTTCCAGGTGGTGCCGGTCCACGCTCAGGCAGCGGAAATAGGTCTGGTGGTCGAGGCGACCGGACGAGTAGTTGTAGTTGGACGAGTTGCCGGCGGCGATGTTGTACGGCATGTTCAGGCAGCGGGCGATCTCGTTGAGGATCTGCGCCTTGAACTCGCCATAGGTGGTGACCGGTTGCTCGGGCTTGAACTGTCCGATGTCGTAGCCGTCGGGCAACTGCGTGACCATGTTCCGCGTCAGAGGGAACAGGTCGAACGGGTTGGGAACTTCCACCACATCGTTGCTGTCGGTCATGTCCTCCGCGCTGGCCGGGGTCTTCATCCACATGCTGTTGTCGGCGGCCGTCTCGGCGGCGGCGAGGGTGGCCAGCGTGTAGCGGCGAAGCTGGGCGAAGAGCGGCAAGGCCGGGGTGATCTCCGGGATGCCGCGAATCTGGCCGGGCCGGTCGCGGCGGAACCAGTGCAACATCTGCGAGGCCGGAACATAGTCCGGCTTCTCCAGGTTGTAGTAGGTCGAGCCGGGGTGCTCCTTGAGCACGCTGTAGGTCACCGGGTTGCCGTAGGCGTCGAAGGTGATGCCGTCGTCGTCGCTGGTCAGGCCGTAGTACGGGTTGGCCACGCGGTCGGCCTCGACCAGTTGGAGGTCGAGCAGAATATCGTGCTGCACGCCGGGGTTGTCGATGAAGACCGCGAAGGCTTCTCCGTCGTGGCCGCTCTTGGCCATGACCATCGTGCGGAGCTTGCCGGCCAGGTCCACCAGGCCGGCCCAATCGGCCCAGGCCGCCTCCAGCCGCTTCGTAACCTCATCGCTCGCGCCCAGCAACTGGAGTCGCGGCCCCGTGCCGATCAAGTCGTTGGCCAGGGTCAAGATCATACCCTTGGCGTAGCTGTTGTTGGACACCTCATGGCGGGCCCGGCTGCGCAGGATGCGCCGCACGGCCGGCGAGTTGGCCGTCACGGCGTCGAGGGCGTCCGCCTGTGCCCAGTGCACCTTGTTGTCGGTGGTGGTCTGGGCGGCGTCGTAGCGAGCCCGGACGGTGGCCCCGGAGAAGGCGTTGCCGAACATGCCGGACTGCACGGCCGCCCGGCGTTCGGACGGGTTGAGCGTAAGGCCGTTGGCCAGTTTGGTGGCGGCGGCCAGCTCGAGGTCAGTGGCGGGAGCAGAGAGGGCCTCTTGGCGCATCACCCGGACCATGGCCTTGGCTACCGGCGACGTGCGACGCCGGGCCTTGGCGGTGGAACGTTTCCGGGTGGCGGTGCGGGTCATTCCACCGCACCCCCGGCCGTGGCCTTGAAGAACCGGATACCGGCCCCGATGCGCTTCCGCGTGGTGCTCGACGGCGCGAACTTGGCGGCGGCGATCTGGTCCTTGAGGTTATGCTCTTCGGACGCGCCCATGCCCTGCACGCTGACCGAACGAGGTCCGGCGGCGGACGTGGCAACGGCATCAGCCAGTGTATCTGCCATACCCACATATGCCGTTTTCGAGACTGCAATCTATCAAAATTGTGCCGGGCAGGTCAGAAAGTGCTACTAATAGCACTTTCTGTGTTGATGTTGTCAAACAGTCTTGCGGTCTTTGCTTCCTCACCAGGCAGACAGGCCGGGCTGAACCAGATTCGCTCTCGCTTGCGGTTGATGTTGCCCACAGCCCCTTGACAAGAGTATCCGCCGGAGGCGGCCCACTGGTAGGTTGACCAGCCGGCGTCTACCAGGGCCTCGTGCCCTTCGCCCTCGTATCCGCACAGAGCGATCCGCATCTGCTTCGATCTTCCTCGTTTCAGACACCATTCGCGCACGCGATGAGCCACGTCCAGCGATTCCTCGCGGTACAGGTTGTTGTCCCGCCCGGCCTCCGCGCTGTACGGCGGGTCCAGAAACACGCCAGGCAACCCAAGTTTCTCGGGTGGGCTTGGTCCGCAAACACGCTCCCAATCACCACAACAGACCCGGACCAACCGCAGGCGGTCGGATAAGGCTTTCATCAAAGCCACAATCGCCGCCCGACTTCTATCTTGCTGGCCCCGCCAATCGTCGCCCAGGTGGACCCGTTGCCGGTTCACGCCCCGCCCATCGCCCTGGTGGACCAGTTGCCCATCAACCGCCACCCATGGCCCTTGTCCAGTGCACCAGCCGCTGCCGATCCAACAGCAAAGGCCCCAGCACCACCAGCCGGCGACTTTGGCGTCGTAGAAGTCCGGGTCACCGGCCAGCCTGGCGATCCTGGCCTTGCCTTCGCTGACCAGCCACACATGCCGCGCGGTCAGGTCCAGTTCATTGGGCGGGTTGTCGGCCGCCTTTGCCACGGCCTCCGGGTCTCGCTGCACCGCCCGCCAGAAGTTGGCAACGAAACCGTCGAGGTCGTTTATGGTCTCGGTCTTTGGCTCGTGCGGCCGGCCAAGTAGCACGGCCCCGCTTCCGAAGAACGGCTCGACGTAGTTGGGCACGTCGCCGAACCGCTTCCACACGACGTCGGCCACGCGGCGCTTGCCGCCGAACCACGGGAACGGTGCCTGCAGGTTGATGCGTTCCGTCATGCTCTTCATCCCCTTACTGTTCCACGGTCATCCAGATATGCCCGCAATTACGACAGGTCCGGTACCGGCGGATAGCTCCGTCCGCCGGCACGGTGTTTCGCACCGCAGAGAACTGCACACATGCGCACTTCGGGCACTTGAGGCCCAGTCCGCTCCGGGCCTGGCCCATCAACTCGTCTATGGGTCGCCGCACTTTCCTCATGCCACACCTCCTGTCATCTGCTTGCGGCGGGCCAAGAGTTCGTCCACGCTCACCCGGCGTTTCCGCACCCGGCCGCTACCCGGCGTCGCCCGGTCAGGCAAGGTGATGCCCCGCACGCTGGCCGCGCAGGTGGCGTACACCAGCGCATCAAACCAATGGTTGTCCGGCCGGTTCGGTTTCAATGTCCACTCGTCCACCGGCACACCCTTGGGGCTGAACGGCGTCCGATAAGTCTCGGCCGTCAGGTGGGCTGCCAGCAAGGCGTGCGTCGCCTGGTCGTTGCCGAACAGGGTCATGGCGCCGGGGTCGCCCGGCGCGGTCAGCAACGCCCGGTGAATGAAGCTCTTCCAGTAGTTGGTGTCCACCGCCACATAGGGAAACTCGCGGGTGCCCCTGGTGTTCGGCTGGTACCAGTGGTCGCCGTGCTGCTCGCCGGCCTTGCGCTTCCGCGTCGCCATGGGCGTGCCGCCAGCCTTGATGCCCACGCCCTTGGAGAGCATCATGGTCGCCCCGCCCACCTTGTGCTTCACGGCCTGGATGGTGCTGGACCATTTGCCGCTATCGACCATGGCCAGGCCGATCCGCATCAGGCCCGCCCCGCCCGAGCGGGTCAGGTTGGCGGCCAGCATCTGGGTCAGGAAGTCTTCCAGTCCGGCCTGGATGGCGCCCTCGACGCCGCGGCCCGGGTAGACCGTCTGGAGCGATTGCGGCCCGTCGGCCACGTCGCGCAGGGTGAACGTCCTCCGATTCTGTCGCGGCCATACCCCGTAGTCGATCAGGTACCCGGTGAAGTTCGGTTCCCAGGCCAGGAGTACCCACCACAGCGACGATTGCTGCACGTCTACCCCGAGCGTGACCTCAGTGCATGAGACCGGTACCTCAAGCCTCTGGCGGCCGTTGATGCGGGCCATGGCCAGCGGAGCGGTCAACCGCAAGTCGCCGCTCTCGTCGGCCAGGGGCTCGTTCTGAAACTCGCTGGCGAACCCGGCCGGGCCATACTTGTAGAACGAGTGCATGGCGGCCTGTAGGCTCGACAGGTTTCGCTTGTCGTCCAGCCGGGCGTTCCAGTCCACGCGGGCCCCGGCGTCCATGCACGAACCATGCCGCTGACAGCTCGCACAGGGCCGCTCTTCGGCCAGAGACCGGCCGCAAGTGGCCATGCGGGAGCGGTAGTATTCCTGGGCCTCGTCCAGCGGCTCGTCGGCACGCAAGGCCGCGTCGCGGAGTTCGCGGTACTCTTCCCACAGTTCTTTGTTGTCCGGCCAGGCGTAGAGCCGCTTCATCCGTTCGCCGCGGTACTCCGGGTAGAGTTGCCGGTTGAGCAGTTGGTCGGACAGGTCGCCCGGCTGGATGACTGTGCAGGGCACCAGGATAGCCGTTTGCGTGTCCGGCCCGGCCAGGCCCTGCACGGTCTCGTTGATGATCTTCAGGCGGGTCTCGGTCTGGCTGTGCGGCCCCTGGCTGCGCGCCGACTCGTCGGTCTGCGGGTCGTCGCAGATGGCCAGGCTGGGCCGCACCACGCGGCCGTCCGGCATCATGGCCCACATGCCGCGGATATGGGCGTCGAGCGAGACCGCTTCCATGACCACGCCGCTGTAGAGGCTCCCCTCGATGGTGGGCAACACCAGTTGGGTCTTGGCCCAGGTGATGGCCGTTCGCTCTTCGTGGTAGCGCTGGCCGACGGCCTTGCGTCCGTCGTTGTCGAGCAGTCGGATGGCGTGACAGACCTCAGGGAAATCTTCGTGCAGCAAGTCGTTGCCGGCCAGTTGCCGCTTGAACCACTGGATGGCGTGCTCGGCGTGCTTGTGGACGGCCCCGACGAAGACCACATACTGATGCTCTCCGGTCAGCACGCCCCAACAGGCGGCCGCCAGACAGATTTGCGTCTTGCCCGAGCCGCGCGGCATGGCCACCGCCAGCTTGTCGTGGTGGCGGACCACCTGCTCCACCTTGGCCAGCACCTTGAGTAGATCGTCCGACCAGTCGAGGTAGAAGACATCGGGCAGATAGGTCTCGCAGAAGACGCGGAACGAAGCCAGTGCCGCTTCGCGGCGGGCCGGGTTGACCACCGGCGGAAGCTCGCCGATGTCCTGCCCTTCGCGGGTACTGCGTCGCCGGGCCTCGCGGTCACGCTTCCGCTTGCCCTGGATGAGTTGCTCGGATGTCTGCTTCTTGCGTTTGGCCACCGGCGAGTCCCCGCTTTCAGAGATGCTTTCTCAGGTCAGCCTTCATCACCGTCACCACTCCGCGTGCTTCCAGCCGCTTCAGCGCCGCCTCGATCTGCCGGGCGGCCGCCAGCCAGTCGTCGCCGCACCGTAAACACCACCTCGCTGCCTTGTGGTATCTCGCTCAACGCGGCCTTGCACTTGGTCATCACCGCCTCTATGCTGCCCCTGCAAAGGCCGTCTCGCCATTCCTCGGCGGTATGCGGCGCAGCCTCCGCTTCCTCCAGAATCGTCTTGATCCAATCCCTTGCTTCGTCCAGGTATTCGCGCACGAAATACGACTCTTGACGGGCTTGCATCAATGCTTCGTGCGCGTCGTCGTATGCTGCCTGAAGCTCGGCGATGGTGTGCCGCTGTCTCCTCAGATCGGCCTCATACAACTCGGCTGGAATCAGGCCGTAGGTAGTCCAGTACCGCATTGCCTGGGCCGATGTCATGGGCTTGTCCCATGTCAGTGAGTTCGGGTGTATCCCGTTGACTAGCTTGACGTTAGGCATTGTGTGATTCCTCCTTGTCCAAGCGCTGGTAAACGAAGTCCGGTGGACCCAAGTCAGGCTCTTTCAGAGCCGCCACAGCCGTCGCCTGAAGGTTGTATGCTGTGTCCAGGTCGTCATTGCCAGTAGCCGCCGGGCGGCTTGTAGGGAGTCCATCAGCAATGGCCCGCAAGGATGCTCTGAGTCGCTCAACTTCAGGGATCAACTCCAGCAGGAACTTCACCGCCATAGCCACCTGGGCGTCACTGTGTGTGTGGCGATCAAAGAAGCTCGCGTTCCGGGCGATGTATGATTTGATCCATTTCAGACGACCTTCACGAAGCATGGGCTTTTCTCCTGTCTGTTAACCTGGTCGCTCAAAGTTTTGTTGCTCCCGCCTTCCCCGCTTCGCCGTTCTCTCCTCGCCTATCTCGCGGCGGTCAGTGCGTCGCGCGGATGAAGGCGGCGGCTACTTGCGGGACGATTGCGTTTCCGTAGCCCTTCAAGAGCATCCGCCGGCCGGGGAAGTTTCGGGCGAGCGGGAACGTCGAGAAGATTTCCGCTGCCTCCTCTTCAGAAAGGCCAGCAGCCCGCAGAGACGCAACTTCCATGGCATACCCATCAGCCAGGCCGACAGGTTCGGATTCAACGCGCCGCGATTTGCCGTCCCGGTAGGGCAGGATGGAGTAGCGGGACCAGAAACCATCGCTGACATCTGGTCCAGCGGTATGCCCGTGTCGCTCGATCGAGGTGGCAGACTGCCTCGCGTCCCGTCCTTGGCCGTCGGGCTGACATGCCCACTCAGCACCATCGCTGCCTGACGTGGCAGCATGTCGTCCCGCTTCCGCAGCGACCCGTCCGGGTTCACGCCCTCCGTCGCCATGCCCGGCGTGTCCTTCCAATCCCTGCTGCTGCTGCTCCAGCCCGCCAGCGTCGCCACCGATTGCAGGTCGATCCCGCCCGAGTTCCTCGTGTCCTTCGACTCCCGAGACTCCAGCCCCCGCTCGTTGACGTTCGGCGTCGGGTAGCCCGCCAGTTTCGCCACCATGTTCAGGTCGCTCAAGCAGATGCCCATCGAGTTCCCGCGAGCAACCGACTCCATCTTGCGCCGCAGAAAGTCCTCTGGTTCCCCGTTCGCCATCTGGGCCACAGGACTCGGGTAGCCTGCCGTGCCAGTAGAGCCGCTGCCGGATGTGCGGCGCGCCGACGCTGTGTGCGCCAAGTACAATCGCCCCGCAGGCGTAACCTTCTGCCTCCAGGTCTGCGAATACTCCATCGAGCCAGCCGTGTCCAATAGCTGACGCAACCTGTTCTCCATAGACGCTTGCAGGGCGACACTCGCGGATGAGGCGGGCGAACTCCGGCCACAGGTGCCGCTCGTCCGCTGCCCCCTTGCCTTTCCCTGCCGACGAGAAGGGCTGGCAGGGGCAGCTTCCGGTCCACACTGGTCGGTCGTCGGGCCATCCTGCATATCGAAGAGCCAGGGACCATCCGCCGACCCCGGCGAAGAAATGACATTGGCAGTATCCTTTGAGGTCGTCTGCTCGGACATCGGCGATGCTCCTTTCGTCCACGTCGCCCGGCGCGATGATGCCGGCCGCGATGTTCTCACGCAGCCAGTCGGCCGCCTCGGCGTCAAACTCGTTATAGTACGCTTTCATGCCTCGGCGCGCCCTCTCTTGCATTTGTCGCATCGGTAGTGCTTAATCATGAATCCGGCTTTCAAGTCACAACAGGCGATCCTGCGCTCTAGACTGGCATCAGAACCACTTCTCTGCTCCGCACTGGCCCGCGATACTCCCGGCAGAACTTCCACTCGGCGGGCAGCCAACAGTCGGCGAACCCGCAATCGCACGCCTCGCAGTCTGAGCACCGGCACAACCGGAGCACGTCCACCGCCAGTGGGATGTCGTCCACGTCAGCCACTGGTCACGCCCTCCCACACTTCAATCTCAACTCTCGGCCTCTTCGCGTCCACCATCTTGACCGGCGGCAGTTCAACCAAGTTTTCGTCGTCCACCATCAGGCCGGCGTCCACCATGCCGTCGAACGCCGGTTTGAGCATGGCCTGCATGTTCCCACGGTCCCGGCGCCCGGCCTTGGCGAAGTAGAACGTCGCCCTTGCCGTCGCCTCGTTCCACATCGGCTTGCTGCGCCCCAGCGCGTCTTTTGTCCCAGCCCAAGCCAGTTCCCGGTACGCCTTGGTTGCCCTGGCCTTAGCCGCCCAATGCGGCCGGGCGTTCGGCGACAGTTCCTTCGGTGGCAACGGCAAGACCAGGCGGAACGGCAGAGACATGACGACCTCCCTCTTACAGTTCTCTCCGTAGGAACACTTACTGGCTCTCCCCTGTAATGCTGTTACTCTTCTCTTCTCTTCTCTGGTAGACGCTCGTGTAGGCGCAGAACCGTCTACATGCCAGTCTTCGATCTCCAAGTCGCTTGCCTGCGGTTCTTTAGGGCTCTCTGTTTGGCGTTCGCTCCGTTGTGCCGGTCGTGGTTCGGGATGAGCAGGCCCCGCTCGTCGGCCACCAGCCAGCCAGCCAGCATCATGGCCCGGGCGAAGCCCTGGACCCCCATCACCTCGTCCAGGTCGGCCGGAGTCATGTTGGGCAGGTTGCCGTCCACCGTGTTACTGTCCGCCCAGCCCCAGAACCGCACGCACATGCCCACGGCGTGCAGGCGGGTGATGCCCAGCTCGCGGGCCACGATGAGCGTTTCCCGTTGCTCGTGGAGCACAGTGCGGACCTTGATCCAGTCATCAGCCATTCGCCGGCCTCCAGAACTGCTTGTTGGCGATCACGTTGCGAATCACGTCGGCCGTAGCCCCAGCCTCAACCCACTTCCGCGTATCCTTGCCTACCAGCGGCTTGATGACCTTCAGCGTGCGGCACCGTCCGAACAGGTGCTCGGCCAGCCGCTCGGCACCCTCCTGGCCAGGCGACCACAGGCTGCCGTCCGGTCGCCGCTTTGGTTCGTCCCGGTCGGCGATGATCACCACGTCGCGCCCGCGGGCCAGCGGCAACAGCAGATCGTGCCCACCGGAACAACTGGGCCTACCGACCCCGTACAGGCCGACGTCCAATAGGGCGGCGCAGTCGGTGGGCCCCTCGACGATCAGCAGTTCGGTCAACAGGTCCGGCACGCCGCCGTCGGGCAGGAACAATCCCTGCTTGCTTCCGGTCACACACCACTTGTCGCCGGCCTCGCTGCGCAATCGCAGGCCGCACAGTTCCGCCGCGGCGGTGAACATGGGGATGGCCCACGCCCGGTGCGGCGGTGCCCAGGCGAAGCCCAGGCGACGCAGACTGTCGGTGCCCAGGCCAAGCAGGTCGGACAGATGCCGCACCTGGTCTGGCGTGGTGGCGCTCAGCCACTGACGATAGGCGGCCTCCATAGATGGCAAGGAAGGCCTCTGGCTGGCCCGTGGCGCGACTCTCTGTCGCGGAGGCGGTAGCGGCACGGTCAGGCGGTGCAGATAGCCCAGGCCGGCCCCTCCGCAGTCCACCGGGCGGTCTGACTTGGTGCGCATGCAGATGGCCACGTCGCCGTCGGCCGAGACGGTGCACCAGTCCGGCGCTTGGCAGACCGGGCACGGATGCCGCCGGTTGACCCGCATCCAGGTTGTCGCGGCGAACCCGTTCACGAGTTATGCTTCTCCTCTTCTTCGTAAAATGACCGCTCGGTTGGACTCAAACTGGCAATGGCGTCTTCGCCGCCTCGGCGGCGTCTTCTGCTTGGCGTTGCTGGTTGCTCAGGGCCACCAGCCGGTCGTATTCCGCTGCGTCACCGCGACGCATGGCCTCCACAGCTCGTTGGTGCGTTCGGCACGATTCTGGAAGTTCCATGGGTCACCTCGACAACAGGCGGACGAACCCTTGTACCCAGTACGATTGCGGACCATCCCAGTCGGCTTGGCTTGCCCGCTGCAAATCAACAAAGGCCAACGTGTCGGACAGTGCCAAGTCTGCCAGTCGGCTTTCGCCGCGCACGATCCGAGGCACGGCCCCGGTGGTCACGGTTTCGATTTCCGGGGCGATCAGCAGCGTGGCCTCGGCGCGCAGGGCCAGCCAGTCGGCGTCCTTCACCGCCTGGTCGGCCTCGGCCGACAGAGGCCATTCCCGCTTGAGGCTGGAGTAGATTCTCCGCATGAGGTCCGCCTCCCTGGCCCGGTCGGCGTCGGTCTTCCAGGTGGTCGGGATGTCGCCCAGGATGGCCTCGGCGGCATCGTGGAGCAGCCCGTCTATCGTGTACTCGCGCGGGCACAGGTTGGCCACGATTAAGCTGTGGGCCAGGACGCACATCGGGCCGTTAATCTGCCCGGCCCAGCGCGGCCGCCTGGCCAGCCCGACCGCAATCGCCGTCAGGCTCGGGGCCACCTCGTTGCCCGGCAGAACCAGTTCTCCGGTGATGGTCAGGCACATGGTTGACTCCGTTTCTGGCGTTCCGCCACGATCAGGTCCAGCACTGCAGCGTAGCCGGCGGCGTCGGTGCGGTTGTCACGCTTCGGCCGGTTCACTTCGCGGCTCAACTTGACGGTCACCATGCACATAACCGCCTGCTCAGCCGTCACCGGCACGCCCAGGATGGCCGACCACATGGCGGCCGTCCGCGTCCAGTCGTCAATGGGGTGTCCGTAATCGGCCTGGCGGTCGCCGTAGACCAACCGCTGGGCCTCTTCCAGAATGGTTTCTGGCTTTGATGTTCTCCGCTTACCGACCTTGACGACCACGGCGAGCCCCCTTCCTGGACACCAGCCGAAAGGCTGGGCGGTTGGTCATGACCCCGATCAGGTTCCTGCGCTGTACCCACGTCAACTCGACCGTTCCGGCCGCGACCGCCCGACGCAGCATCACACGGACCGCCTTCTCGCTACGGTGAATCGAATCCGCAATCTCGGCCGTGGTCATGGCCCCGCCGTCGTCGGCCCCCTTAGCGATGGCCGCGCTCAACACGTCCAGCCACTGGCTTTCCGTAACTGGTTTCATGGTCACGCCTCCACCTGGCCGCGGGCCAACCGCTTGACGAATGGACGGAAGTACGCTTCGCTGTCGCCGTTGACCATCACCACCCCACCAAACTCGGGCGACCGCACACGGGCCCCGGCTACCTTGTGGGCCAGGCTGGTCTTGGCCTGCCAGCCCGGGGTGACGATGCTGCGGGCTGTGCCCCAGTTGCAGGGCAGCGGCGTCGAGGTGAAGGCGTGGCGATGTGACCGCACGCAGAACATGGGCGGCTCTTCGCCCGACTGGCAGGCTTCGATGAACTCGCTGGTCAGTTCGCGGTGCGGGGCGCTGGTCTCATAGTGGGCGCTGCCGGCCGTCCCGATGTGGTGCAGGGCGTGCACCAGGCACTTCGTATTCGGCCCGGCAATCTGCTTCCATAGTTCCCACCGGGCGTACCGCCCTTCCCCGTCAGGCGCGGCCCCGATGGCCCGGGCCACCGCCTCCACGTCCTGCCCGCTGCCACCGTCGTGGGCCTCGGTGCCGCGGACCACATAGACCCGGCCGCCGTTCTTCCGGCAGGTCTCAGCCACCGGCTCCAGCAACTCCACGGCGATCCGCCGCTGCACCTCGATGTTGTTGGAAATCAGGCTCTTGACGCCGTGGTGCTCGTTGTCGATCAGGTCGCCGTTCACCAGCACGTCGTAGGCCCCGTGGTGCACGGCCTCGGGCACAAACTCGTCCCAGAACTCGCGCCACCAGGCGTAGACCTGCCGCTGGACGACGTTGGGCAGGTACCGCCCGTTTCCGTCCAGACGCACGCCGCGCGGCGGGCACAGGCCCATCTGACACCCGGCGTGGATGTCACTGACGACTACCAGCGCCCGGGGCGTTGCTCGTCTGGTGTTTCGTTTCGCCATGATCTTCCTTTCACTTGCGGGGCCGAGTGACCGCAACTCCGTGAGCCACTCGGCCCCTTGGGTGCCGCGCCGGTCACGCGCCGGCGATCAGTACACTTCCACCGTCTGTCTGGCCGGCCCGTCGATAGGCCGCCAGTGGTTCTTGGCCAGGGCGTCGATGACCTCTTTGGCCTCCGCGAAACTCATGTCCGGCCGGTATCCGAAGCGGGCCAGTAGCTTGGCCTGCTTGAAGGTGCACCGCTTCTTGTCTCGCCGCTGGATGATCTCGGTTATGAGCCGGTTGGCCAGCCGCTTGGTCAGCTTGGCCGTGGGCACCCCGGCCTTGTCGAGGAACGCCACCTGCTTCTCGGTCGCCGGCTCGTCGGCATCCCAGCCACGCAGCCGCGGCGGCTGTATCTGGAGCACGTCGAACGGGTCCACCACGTCGATCTTGTAGTCGGCCTTGAGCCGCAACTTGAGCCGCCGGGCCACGGCCTTCTCTTTGGCTAGGTCCTTCTCGGCCTGGGCCAGTTCCTTGGTCATGTCCACCGGCTGGCCGGACTGCTCGGCTCGCTGCCGCGCCAGGTCGATCACCTCGTCGTCGTAGTTGCCGCCCAGGATGTCGGCCGTGGTCACCAGCTTGTGCCGCCCGCTGTTGCCGACGAAATCCACAATCTCGCAGGTCGGCTTGACCGAGGCCGCAATCAACTCGCGCCGCCCGGCTGAATCGTCGCGCTCGTTCAGACCGTGGGCAATGTCGGCCGCCGGCCTCATGCCGCGCCCGGCCATCTGGGCGTACAGGGCCCGGCTCTTCGTCGGCCGAGCCATGATCACCACCTCGATGCCCGGCTCGTCGAAGCCCTCGGTGGCCACGCCCACGTTGACCAGCACCTGGAACCGCCCGGCAGCGTAGTCGCGGAGCATGGTGCGCCGCTCGTCCTTGGGCGTTCCGCCGTGCACCCAGCGGGCCATGCCAGAACGGTAGCGGTTGAAGATTTCGGTGATGCGTTCGGCGTGGGCCAGGCTGGCGGCGAAGAGCAGCGTCCGCCGGTCGCCGATCAGTTCCAACGTCGGCGAGACGATCCGATGTGGCATGTCCTCGAACTCCAGCACGCGGGCCAGGTCGGCCCCGTTCAAGTCGCCGGCCGTGGTGCGAACCGACGAGTAGTCCAGCCCGGAAACCGTCACCGACCGCTGCATGACGGGCACCAGGTAGCCGTCGTTGATGGCGTCGGTAATCTCGTAGTCGAAGGCGACCGACTGGAAGACCTGCCCAAGGGCCGATTCGTCGGCCCGGTCGGGCGTGGCGGTCACGCCCAGGCCCTTCAGATTCTCGTTCTGCCGGTAGTAGTCCAGCACCCGGCGATAGGTGGACGCCGTGGCGTGGTGCGCCTCGTCGACCACCAGCATGGAGAACTCGTAGGGGTCGAAGCGGATCATCCTCCCGGCGCCGTCTTCGCCGGCACATTGGGTCTGGATGCTGCTGACCACCACGCTCGGACGGTCGAACAGGCCTTTGGCGTCGTGCGGAGCGGCCCGCATTTCGGCCATTTCGATCTCGGGCCGCTCGCCGGTCATGGCGGCGATTTTCTCTACCGCCTGGAAGATCAGTTCTTCCCGGTGGGCCAGCACCAAGGCCCGCCCGCCGGGCCGCCGACGCAGCACCTCGGAGAACATGACCGTCTTGCCCGTCGCGGTCGGCATCACCACCAGCGTGGCCTGGTGCTCCCGCCACTGCTCGTAGACGCCCTCGACGGCGCGAAGTTGGTAGTCGCGGAGCTTCACTTCGCCAACTCCTTCTTGACCTTCCACCAGTAGTCCTTGGTACCGCTCTTGAGGTGCCCCTCGGGTCCGCCGTTGTGGATGCGGGCCAGTTGCTCGTCCGTGGCGTGGGCCGGGGCGTAGCGTCGCCAGTAGGCCAGCACGATCCGCCGCGCCGACGGCTCGTGGAACATATCCAGGTAGAGCGGAGCCACCTGTTTCTCCCGCCTCAGTTGCTCGGCCCCGTCGTGGTAGTAGCGCAAGTGGATTTGGTATGGCCCAATGGCGTTGCCGCCGTCGCCCACCGCCCGGTCGTTGCCGCCCGACTCCACTTGCCGGATGGCCGCCAGCAGACGGTCGTGCAGCGAAACGTCGGCGGCGTGGACAGACCTGGCGCAGAGGAAGAGCACCAGCATCAGCAACAACCAGCCCACAACCACGAAGATGGTAGCCACGGTCCAGTTGTTCATTGCTTCACCCCCTTGTACTCGGCCGGGGCCTGGTCGTAGACGTACACGCCAACCCAGCCATGGTTGCCGCACGCCTTGCACCCGTCGCCAGAGCAGTAGGGGCAAACCGCGTGGGGCAGGATGGCCTTGAGCAACCGCTCGGCGTTGGTCAGGTCCGACTGCCAGGCCGAAGAGTTGATGCCCATATAGAGCGGGTCACGGTCGTTGACCGAAGCCAGAACGGCGTGCTTGATGCCCCGCAGATCGTCAATGAGCGCCAGCACTTCCGGCCGCCGTGCAAAGGCCGCCCGGATGCCCTCGGCCTGGTCGCAATTCAGTTTGTCCAGGTCGTGGCCCACCTGGTCGGCGTGCTCTGGCCCCTCGACCTCGAAGGGTACCTCGTCGTCGTCCGCCGGCGGGATGCCGACGGCGGCCTTGATTTCCTCGGGTTCGTCGCTCTGGAGTTGCTCGATCAGCGGCTTGGCGGCCGGCTTCTGGCCGATCTTGGCGGTGTCCATCTGGTAGGTCGTGCCGTTGCGTTCCACCGTGCGGGTCTTGGGCTTGGTGGAGTCGCTTTGGACATCTTTGGACAAGTCTATCTTGCAACCGTTGCAAGATGCGCGGCGGATGGTGGCCACAAAGGTGTGGCTAACGCCAACGTGTTTGGCGATGGCGTTGTCGCTCATGCCATGGCCCTTGGGGTGTCCCAGGGCGGCCTGCACGGCTCGCCGCTTGTCGGCGTTGCTCCGGTAAAGCCCGGCCGTGTCGTGGTGAATATTGGCCGCGAAGCTCAACCACTGGGCTTCGGCCTGGGTGCCCTGGGCGACGTTGGCTTGGATGAAGGTAAGCCCGGCCTGGATGGCCCCGGACACCCGATGGAAACCGTCGTACAGCCAGTAGTCGCGGCCGTCGTAGACCACGCTGACCGGCGGCATGGGTTGCCCGGCGTGGTACGCCTCGGCGTACTGTGCCACGCGGTCGTCGTTCAGTTCGCCGCGCGGCTGGGTGCCGCCGTCGAGACGAAGATCAGACAGTTGCAGTTTCTGCGGCCTCATCAGCTTACCCTCCTAGAATTGCACTTCTCCTGCGTGCACCGCTTAGCCCCGGCCATCCAAAACAGCCGGTCGATCTCGGCATGCTTCGCGGCATGGCAATGGCCGCAAAGCTTCATGCCCGCCGAATCCCACAGCTTGGCCCGATGGCCGCACAAGTGGCACCGCGTTCCGCAACGCTGGTACAGCCAGTCCGCCAACGACATCAGCCACCACTCTTGACACTGCCCGTGCCGGACACGTCGCCCGTGGTCACCGTGCCGGACACGTAGCCCGTGGTCACCGTGCCGGACACGTCGCCCGTGGTCACCGTGCCGGACACGTCGCCCGTCTTGACACTGCCCGTGCCGTACACGTAGCCCGTCTT